CGGGTTGCACGCTCGGCCTGCTTACGGCTCATGCCCTGGCGCTGAAAGCTCTTGGCCGTATCCCGATACGTTGCGTCCAGACCGTCAAGGCTGCGCTTTAGCCCTTGCAGCTCGGTACGCAAGTCCTTCACGTTTGGCAGCCCAGAGGCTGCAATGGGCTCCAGTTCAGCCCTGGCACCGGAGAACACTTCTTGTTCGGCCTGCTGTCTCAGGAACTGCTTTTGCGGACCGATCCGGTCACTACGAATAAAGGTGGCGCCATCCATAAGCGCCCCCACATTGACCGGCTCGCCGCGACTGAGCTGGGCAATGGCCTGATCCAGTGCGTTCTGGTGAGCAACGCTTGAGCGCGGATCGGTTGGCGTTCCTGGGGCAGTACCGTTCTGGTGGTGCAGTCCGTTGTTAGCGGCAAGTCCAGCATCAACATCGGCAGCAGCAGGCCGAAACCCGCGACCAACACCCCAGAAAGCGGCACCCAATACGGCGTCGACCATCAGTCCAGTACTGTCGAGGGCTTTGTATTGCTGGGCCTGCTGGGTGTATCCATTCGCCTTAAGCAATGCTGCAGTTCCACCGCGAGAAGCTATCCCCAGACCTACGTTGGCGGCAGTAGTGACAGCCAGATCGGGAATGACCGACTTGAGAATGCGTGCAGCTGGCAGCACAGCACCCACCCCGTAGGTTGCGGCATCGATCATGCCTTTAACCCTGGCCGTTCCCGGGTCGATCCCTTCTGACTCGGCGACAATCTCTCCGCTGTAGCCCGCAGGCCCACCGGCGGCAATGGCGCCGCCCACTGGCCCCGCCATAACAAAGCCGCCAACTGTGCGAGGGATGACAGCAGAAACCTCGCCAATGATCTGTGCAGCCATACCCGAGGTTTCGGCTGATGGCCGCAGGCTGGTGATCAACTCGGCGTTGGCTGCGGACTGATCCTCACGAAAGGCACGTTCTGCCCCGGTTACGTTTGGTGTCCCGCCACCACGGGGTTCAGGCAAAAGCACACCGGCAGCTGCATCGAGGCCGCTTATCCAAAGGTTGCTGAAACCCGCCTGAACCGATGTAGCTGCCTCAAAAGAGCCACGGGCAAGGCCCGTGCCGATGGCATCAAAGCCACCATCCCAGAAGCCGGGCTCAGGTGCCGAGGTGGCCGGATTCTCGGCTGCGTCCTGTTCCAGCGCCCGCTGATCGTTGAATGCCAGATCACCTACAAAGCTCATTGGTTCGCCTCATTCACGTTGATCATCAGTGGTTTGCCATCGGCGCCGTATTTGAACTGCTGGCCCTGCATCACGTAATACACGCCGTCCTTGAACTGACGCAGGCTGAAAGCGCTGGCCAGGGCCTGTTCTTTCTCAGACATGCCCTGCGCTTTCATCGCGTTGACCAACTGATCCCGGGCAATCTGTTCAAACTTGTCGCCCGACATGCCCCACGGCGCCAGAGTGCTGGAACCGTTGAAGTCCACCACTTCGCCCACTGATGCCTTGATGGCATCCTTCATCAAGCGGCTGTTCACTTCCCCGGAAATATCACCTCGCTGCGCCGCTGCCCCTGTGTAGTAGGCCTTGGTGGCCTGCATGGCCAGCTCATAGGATTGCGGCTGCCCGGCAAACACATCGCCCATGGCGCTGCTGAAAGCCGTCTGGAAGTCAGCCTGCTTGGGTATGGGGAAGTTCTTCGGCGATCCGTCTTCGGCTCTCTGCGTTTTCGACCGATTAAGGATGCTTTCACCCACCATCATGGTCTTGGCCACATCGCCAGAAGTCACCTCAGTGTCGGGGGAGAACCATTTCTTTTGCATCGTCATGCTGCGTTGCTTGCCCGCGATCAGCCCGGTCAGGGCGCGTATTGGCGAATCAGGGGCAATCTGCTGCATAGCGCCAGCGTAGGCCTTGTCGTCACCCAGCCCGGCGTGCAACCGGGCAAACAGGTTGCTTTGCTCGTCTGGTGACATGGACTCAAGCTGCGCGCTGATCTGCTTAACCTCCTGGGGCAGCAACGGCTTCATGGCCACGTTTGGTCCGAACTTCTGTTGCATTTCCTGAATGGCTGCCAAGCGATCGCCAAGAACTGCGGGAGCATCATCCGAGCCCAGATCAAGCGGCTGCACATCACCATCCAGGCGCTGCTGGTAATACTCGAGAGGTGCGTTGTCCATCATCTTGGCCGATGAATCCACCGCCCGCGCCAGCCTGCCAAGGTTCGCAGCATCTGCGACAGTTCCGCCCTTCTGCTGGAGTTCGGCGGTTTTCTCATTGATAAACGCAACCTGCTGATCAATGGGCAAACGTAAGATTTTTTGCGTTTCCACCTCCTGGTTTACGCGCTGATTGAATTCGGCCTGTGCTGGGGTCCCGCGAACGCTACCGGCCCAGGCGTTCCACATTTCAGGGGTGGCCGGTATGCCGCTGGATATTTGCGCATCGATCTTGCCCAGCGTCCGCTCAGCCTTGGCCTCTGCCCGAAGCTGGGCCATTTCAGCTTTCTGCTGAATGCGATCAACCTTGTTCTCGATCATCCCGCCAACGCGCACCAGGTCATCAGCGCTCATTGAACCCTGGTATTCCTTCAGTCGTTTCTGGGCGACAAAGGGGTCATCTGTAGCCAGGCGCCGAAGCACATCAGAATAGACAGTGCTACGGCTTGCCAAACGCAGAGCGTCAATCTGCTCAGAAGGAAGGCCTTTTCGCGCCCCCTCAGAATCGGTAACCGCATCAATTTGCTTGAGCGCTCGAGCTACCTGATCAGGATTTTGGTAGTTGAGAACCGCTGCCTGTTTGGCTGTGGAAATAAATCCGCTTGCTTGATCCGATTTGTACTGATCAATCTGCTTGAACTCGTACTGCTGCAGATCGCCCGAATAACTTTGGCGCTGGCCGCTGTAGTACGCATCCCACTTGCGGCGCTGCTCGTCCGAATTCAGGCCGTTGCGTATCTCGGTGGCATTCTTGTCGAACGCCTCAAGCCGCGTCTGGGCAATGCCAATAGCAGCGCCGCCCTTTGTGGCATACACACCGCCTTCAGGGTTAAACAGATCATTGTTCTGGTACTCGCCCAACTTGGTCGCAGCACCCTGGAGAACTGCGGCGTTGGTTTCATCTCGCTGCTTGTCCACCAGAATCTGAGCGCCACGCTCAAAGCTCTCAAGGCCGCGAGCAATCGAGGTGGTATCTGGCGCAACGCCCTGGAGCTGAATGGGGCGGGTTACCTGCTGCTGGACTTGCGGGCTGTCGTATGTCGGTACCCGTGCCATTACTTACCTCCTGCGAATGAACCGAACGCCTTGCCCGCACCGCCAAGAATTGACCCCATGGCAGCCGTCTTACCGTTTTTAACGGTCTGCTTGGCATTGCTTCGATCCTGATCCGCCTGCACCCGCAGACCGTAAGCCTCGCGGGCGGCGTTGTTCTGAATGGTCAGGGCGTCCAGCTCGCCGAGCATTGCGGTGTCATCCTGAATCAGGGCCGAACTGCCGCTGTTCACATCGATACCGTTTGCAGCCTGGACGCTGCGCTGGGTGCCAATCGCTTGCCCAGACTTCACACGTTGCCAGTCGGCCGCTGTGTCACCAGCATTAATGGTCTCGTTGGCGGTATCGTTCTTGAAGGCAGCGTTTTGATTCATGAGGTTGGACTGAAAAGCAGCGTCCTCTGTCTGTCCCTTTGCCTGTAGCAGGCTGCCGCCAATAGCGATGGCAGCCGGAATAGCCATCATCCAGCACATAATCAGCTCTCTCGATTCATCGTGAAGGGGTGGAACAGAAAGCGCCGTGCCCCGTAGGGCGCAGCGGGACCGAAGGAAAATCCCAGCCACTTGAGCCAGCGGATAGCCACGGTGTTGCGTACATCCACGTAATTGAGCAGATGCTGGTGGCGGGTCAGCATGGCCTGCACCTCGGGCTTGCAGACCTTGAGGAAGGCCCGCGCATGGCCTTCAACATGCACCGTGCTGATAAGCCAGGGCACACCAACAGAGCCGAGCAGGCTGTAAACCGCATCACCAAAGACCGCGACCACTTCGCCGTCGACCACGATTTTCTTGACGTTGAGACTGCCCTGCACCGCCTCGTAAAGGGCGCGCTGCATGGGGATGCCCAGGGCTTCGGTGATTTCGTCTATGTCGGCCTGGCGCACGATGCTGGCAATGGCCGGCACTTCGGCGATGGATATGGGTAAAACTTCAGCTGCCGCCAATGGTCACCTCCGGGATAACAGCCAGCACAGACAGTGGAAGCGGGTCGGCCTGACGAATAAAGATTCGCCCGTTGCCCTCCCATTTGTTGGAGATAACGATTTCAGCGCGCCCCGTTAGCAGGTCGATAGGCTGCTCGTAGGTTTCGCGCTCGAACTTGTTCTCGTAGAGATGCGCTTTGTCGGTACCGGCAAGAATCCCCCGCGATTCCTCAACCAGAACAGTTACCTTGGTGACGGCAATCCGCTTGTCGAGCACGGTTTCGTTGGCGTTCTTAAGCTCAAGGTCGAGGGTTTCCATGTCCGAGAAATACGGCAGGCCCGCATGCACGATCCCGGCAGGCTCCTGCAGGTAGATTTCCCCGTTCACAACCTCGCGCTGGGGGTGGACGCTGCCGTCAGCCAGGATCGAAACCGTTTTGCCTTCCAGATGGGCAAGGCCTTTGAGAGTCTGGACCTGCCGCGCCCAGGTCGACACCGGTGTATTGCGCAGCGACTCGGGGCAGATGATCAGAAGCTTGACGCTAACAGCCGTGGCGCTGATGAAGCTGACAACCTCCACTCGCACAATGTCAGTGCTGGTGTCTTCGTTTTCATCAGTTACCGTTTTGTTGAATGAGTACTCAAGACCAACACTGTCAGCCGTGAATGGCGCATGTCCGACCGCTGTCAGTGTCAGCACCTCGGGAAACAGCCAATCAGTCCCGCCCGTCAACGTCATGGTCTTGGTGCGATCAGCGTTACGGCCGTCATAGGTCAGGCCTGAATCGACAAAGAATGCTTCCTCAATCGACTGTATCTGGCGGCTTGCCATTCGCTCGATATAGCGCTTTGGCACGCCATTGATGGTGCGGCGTACCACCATGTAGAGGGCGTCTTCCTGCCCCTCTGGAATGCAGGCAATGGATTCAACAAAGCCATCCGTGTCGTGCCAGTGCCAGCCCACCAATTGCTGTTTGGGGTTGTAGGTAAGCCCCAGCAAAATGCCATCATCACGCACGTACCAGACAATCGAGTCGGGTATTTTCTGATAAGCCACATTGGTCAGCTCGCGCCCCTTGAATAAGTGCGCACTGAAAATGGTCAGGTCATCCGCTGCAAAGCCGTCAGCCTCAAGCGAGTAGCCAAACGACGACACACGATTGCCGCGAGCCTGGACGTATACCGCGCTGGTACCCACCACCACGGGCGGCACCAGAGCAGAGCCGTCATAGCCTTCCTGGCTGGCTTGAATGGTTCGGGCAGTCAACCCGGTGTCGGCGCCAGTGAACGTCCACTCACCGCCAGAGGTCAGACCCAGCAGCTTGCGCAAGCCCAGCAGGTGCCGCATCCGGTTAACTTCGCGGCTGGCGATGGTGAAGGTGATCACGTCATCGTCTTTGTTTGGGATCGAGTAGCCGAAGTTCTTGAACAGCCCTGTTTTGCTCATCCACACCGTCTGCGGATTGAGATTGCTTCCTGCAAACACCAGCCGTTGCTGGTAGTAGCCCACCGCCCCCGGGTAATTGCCCTCGCCCACAAACGGATCGTTGCCGTTGGGTGGAGTGTCGGTTTTAACCGCGGTGATGTTCTGGTCAGTGAACGTGTTGCTGGCAGCACGACCAATAAATCCGTAGATGCCTGCACCGGCATTGTCTTTGTAAATGATGTAATAGGTCGCACCCGTCACCGCCGGCCAGGTGATCGTGCCAGCGGCGGTGTCGGCGAAGCTCTCGATGCCATTGGAGGTGACCGGCAATGACTCGTCCAGGGTGTTGCCATCGTCCAGCACAGCAGTGACCTGATAGCGCCACGTCTGTTTGACTCCGGAACCGCCAACACCAGCCGCTGTTGCCGTCGCCGGTGCGGCAATACGCGGGGCCAGGCTCAGCTCAGCAGTGGTCCAGTTGTCATGGCCCAAGCGGCTCAGCTCACGGGGCTTATAGCCGGGGTGGGCGAATGTCATTACGTCCGCCGACTGTGTGTAGTTCAGTTGGTCAAGATCGTTTTGGGTGTACGGCAATGCCAGTTCGAAAGGCTGGCCAGCGTTAGCGCCCTCACTCACCAGTACCTGGCCCCCGTCTTTGATCACCCGCATATTCAAGTCACCAAACGCCAGCACGTAGGTCTGAAAGTCATTGAACTGGAATGGGATTAGCTGGCAGCGCTTGGTCGAATCCTTGATTTCACACACAAACTGTGTGCCCGGACGATTACGTACGCCGCCGTATGGCATGACCATAAAGTTTCGGCAGAGCTTGAGACCTGTGTAATAACGAGCAATATCGGTGCGAGCACTGGCCGAGGGTGAAAGCTCACCGGCGGCAAACGTGGGCTGCAGAATGCTGGTCATGAGCGCACCGTTATAAATTCTGACTCAGGCTCTGGATCGTCCTGAGATTCTTGAAAGGCAGACCCTTCGGCGAGGGTCAGGGCAAGTTGATACTGCTGCCCAGCAAAAGCCTGCAGGTCTGGCTTGGCGCTCAGCGGCAACGCCAGCTCCATTGCCAGCCGCCAGGCCAATGCATCAGCAAACTGCGGATCAAAGAACGTGGAGTCTTCGACGTTGAAGGTGAAGCGGCACGCAGCCTCAGGCTGGTCGGAGTGAATGACCCGGCCTCCCGCGTCATAACCGATCTTGTACGGAATTTTCTGGTCGCTGATCAGTGCGCGGCGCCAGCCTGGCTGAACAATGTTGCGCACCTTCAGGCAATCAGCCGGGTACCGGTACCGGAAAGTCCAGCCCGGCGCCGGACTGGCGATATCCGCCAGCGCGACAATGGATTCCGCGAAAGGCCAAGGGAACGCCTGGAGCACCTGTTCACGCAGCGAGGGATAGAACACACGGCACAGCTCTGCTGCCTTGCTTCGCTCGGTGAATGAAACAATCGGCTGGGTGTAAGCAACCCGCGATAAGGCGATGTTGCATATCTCGACGTCGCTGGACATTCGGGAACCTCAGAAATAAGAAAGGGCCCCGAAGGGCCCTGGAGGGTTGTTGCTGTGGGTCAGGCGTCTGGCAGTCCGCTGCCACCTGCTCCGCCCCCACCGTCTGCCGTGCCTGTGCTGCCTTCGCCAGTGCCAGTGCCGGTGTCGGTGTCGGTGTCGGTATCGGATCCCAACTGTTGCGGGGCTTGGGCGTTGGTCGGCTCACCACCTGCATTCAGGCGATCCGCTTCGGCGTCAGCCTCAGCCTTGGAGCCGATGAAGCTGCCGATTACGTTACCTACCGCATCCTTAACCAGAAACTTACCGCCGCCAGTGCGGGCTGACGCAAAGCCCGATTGCGGGGCCTGGGCGTTGGTCGTAGAAGCGGCAGCAGCCAGCAACTTGAGATTGCCGCCTGGACTATCAATCTCGAGCGTGAGGCGCTCGCCAGGCTCGTAGAGTCGACCATTGATGAATGATCGCTCCAGCACTTCATAAGGCTTAGGCATTGGTCTGCACTCCAGCAACCACACCCGCAGTGATCTTGCCCGTCGTTGGGGCAGTACCAGTCACGGTGTAGTTAACGCGCAGGTAACGTTTGGTTTTCTGCGGCAAGGTGATGACAGGGGTTTGATAGCCGAGTTTCAGATCAGCCAGCGGCACCACGATCTGGTACAGCGAGCGAGCAGCGCCAAAGCCAGAGCTGTCATCGGTTTGGAGGTCGATGGTGAGGCTGGTCAGGGTGTTGAATGGCTCAACAACCTGTATCACCAGTGGAATGTCACCGGCGCGGCCCACGTCCTTGGAGTCGCCACGGTCAATGATATCGGTCGATGCCGCTGAGGCCGTGATTGCCTGGGCGTTCGACATGAGCAGCTTTGCGTCGAAAAGCATGGTGGTCTCTCCGTAATGAGGGAAAACCACGTAGTCGTCAGACTACGCGGGCTTCGGTGTTGAGGATGGCGTCGATACGCTTGATCGGGATGCCCAGGAACTCGGGAATCTTCTTACCGGCGTATTCACCGATAGTGAGGTTCACGTTTTTGGAGTTCATGGCCTGTTTGTGCAGCCAGGACTGAATGGTGCGGTTGGCGTAAATGACCGTGCGGCCCTCGCCCTGCTCCGGGTTATCGATGCGGTACATCGCATCAATCATCAGGTCGATGATATTCGCGCCGGTCGCACCGTCACGGGTGAGCGCGGTTACATCGATGTTGGCTATACGGGCGTTGGCACGCCAGTCACGTACCGACATGCCAATGTCCCACTTGAAGTGGTCGCGATAGGCTTCGAAGTCACCACCGTTTTCAGCACGGGCGGTTTGCTGGCCGAGGAACTTGTGCTGGAAGCCAGCAACAGAGCCTTTCGGGTACAGCAGGTGGGTGGTCATCTCGCCCCAGGTAACGAACCAGATTGAGGTGTTGGTCGATCCAGTACCGCCCGCATCAACGATGTTGGCGCCAGATTCGGCACTCTTGTCGTTGTAGCGTGGCGCAAGACCAAGGAACGCCTGCGGTTCTGACTGGGTGTTGCCATAAATCATGTAGCGAGCAGCTTTGTTGTTGAAGCCCTGTAGCTTGGCCATGTTTTCAGAAGTGCGGAATGCATCGGCGTTACCGCTGAGGTCGGCCAGCGCCTTATCGACCAAGCCGTAATCTTCCATCATGCCGGTGGTATCAAGCACTGGCACGGTTTGGGATTTGCTTGGCTGAATGCCCTGGTTGAACATCCGCCAGGTTGGCTCAGGAATGCCCGAACGCATGGTGGTCTTGTGTTTGGAGCCGTCATTGCACTCCTGGTACTCGGCATCCATCAGGATGTCGTTACGCTTTGCCATCAACTCGACGATCTTCATGACCTTTTTCGAGCTGTCTTCGCGACTGAATTTATCAATCAGCGTCGGCATGGTTGAAGTCAAAATGCCCATCAGTGTTTCTCCTACGGTTTATGAGTGCCTTAGCTGAAGGCGTCGACGATTGTCATTTCTTTGGGGGCGTTGCTTTGACTGCCCGGCATGACGAACTTGTCTTCCGAGATAGCCGCGCTGATGCGATGGCAGAACTTGAACAGCGCCGGGTGGTTGCCCAGGCCGGAGTCGTTGAGCAGCTCGGTCAGGGCTGGATCGCCAAAGGACTGAATGACCTTGATCGCACTGGCCACGCTCTTGTCGTAGTTCTCGCCGCCCAGGGCGGGATCGTTCTTAATCTCGGCTGCCCACTTCTGACTTTGCGCAACAACAGCCTGCTGGTATTCGTCTGCCTGCTTGGCTACCAGGCTGGTTTGCAGGTCGATAAGCTTCTGTGCCGCTTCCTGCGAAATGTTCAGCTCCTTGGCCAGCCCCTTGAATGCGTCCAGAGTGCCCGTATCCATGCCGAAGCCTTCGGGCAGGGTGAAGTCCGTGTAGGCCTCTGGCGCACCGGTGGGCTTGGCATCAGCCTCTTTCTTGGTTGCGGCTGCATCAGCTTCCTGCTGGATTTGCTCCGGGGTTTTCGCTTCTGTCGTTACTGCCGCTGGATCAGCTGCAGGTGCGGGAGCGGGCGGGGTCAATAAGGTGGTTTCAACGGCGCCAGCAGCAGGCGCTGCGGGGGGCGCACCTGCGGGAGCGGGCGCTGGTGCAGCAGCAGGACCACCGCCGCCATCCCCAACAGCCTCATTCATCAGCACAAAGCCCATCAGTTTCATAAAACGGTTCATTCATCAGTCTCCGAAGGTTGATCATCAAGCGGCTGCGGGGCGTTTTCGGATGCCATAACGGCGTACATCGCCGGGCACAGGTTGTTGATTTGGCTTAAAAGAAAAAGGCCAGCATTGCGCTGGCCTTCGTTGTAATTGGTCACGGCATCCGTAGGGCCGATTGAGGACTGGAACAGTCTGAACCGCCCCATGGTTCGCCACATAAAGCGACGCCCCCGGTGATCGCTCATCAGCCAACGGAAGTCGGCTATGTCCTGCAACTCCTGCTCTGTTGGGCCTTGCTGCTCTTCGTCCATCACATCGCACCTGCGAGTTGAGTAAGGGCGTTGTTGCCGCCCGTGTCGGTCTTGCTCAGCAGCTGCGCACCTTGAATGGCGGTACCCATTTGCTGCTCGATCTGCGCCTGCTGGTTGGCCTGCTCACGCTGTTGGCGTATGGCGTTTACCGCATCATCGGAGCGCACCAGGGTGGGCGGCACACTGACTGCCTTGAAGTACTCGCGCAGGGCGTTGTCGGTGTCGAGCAGGTCGAGCGATGAAGGGTCTTGTTTGATGTTGGCCACGGTGCCCGCGAAACCAATAGCGCGCTCGATGCTGGAGCCTTCAATCGCCCGCTGGGCCTGCGCCAGAATGCTGGTGTACTCAACGCGCAGATCCAATCCGCCCATTTCCTTGGGTGGCGGCGGCAACAATGGACTGCCCGGTAACAACCCCATCCATCGCGGCAACGACTGCTCAACCATCAGGTGGAACACCTGGTCAACGCACGGATCAAGCAAGTCATCGTTCTGGCGCTCGAGCACAGGTCCGAGCATCAGCATCTTTTCTTCCTTGCGCGTAGCAATCTCGTATGCGGTGCGCTCGCCATCCAGCTGGCTGATCATCAAGAACAAGTCGACGAAGAACGCCGAATCAGCAATCTGTTCTTCTGCAGCGATCTCGCCACGCAGTTGGCCGATCCAGCCCGGGTTAACCTCATACAGCGGAGCAAATTTGGCCCCGACCTGCATGTCATTGAGGTAGGTGATGCTCCCCGGCAAGATCGATGCGCGCTGATTCTGCAGGCTTACAGGTGCGCCCATTGGCGGGCGGACACCCTTCTCGATCAGTTCAGCCTTGCGCCGCTCCATCAGTTGCAAGGCCTTGCTGGAACCAATGCACATGGAGCCCGGACCGGTACCGTAAACATCCTCACCGAGCACATCCCAGCGCGGCGCCATAACCGGGAACTCCTGAAAGCCGGACTGGCGTAGTACCTTGTCGCTGTCGCCGCCCTTCTCCCAGTACACAGAGCGATAGCTCATGTTCTGGTTGTCTTTACGCCCTGACTCGCGCTGTTCGTTTGGTTCGGTGGCGTGGCAAACATCAATCCACGCTTCGGAGTTGGAAGTGAGCAAGGCCTGCGCCGTGATGCTCATAGCCGCTTTGCCGAACTGCTGCTCCAACTGCCGGGCCGTCATGCGGAACTCGCGGTAAAGCGTGTCGACCTGCCCCCGATCGCTGTTGGCGATCATGTAGCTGCCAACCGTGAACGGGTAAAAACGCACCGTGTCGTGCTCATCCGGCAGCGCCGCCATGGCTGCGGTACCGAAAACACCTTCCTCGCCGTACACCGTGGGCAGCACGTTGTAGAGGTTCGACCGGGCCATGACTTCGCGCATGGCCTTCTCGACCGCGTAAAGCCATTCTTTAACTGGGCCGTACTGCATCAGGCCAGGGTCTGGTGTACCAAGCTTGAACCACGGTGACGCCGGGCTCGTCATACCGCTGTGCATGCCTGCTGCCAAGGTGCGGGCAGCAAACGAGGCACGCGGGTTGATGATCTTCTTATCGCGGCGCTTGCCCTGGTTCACGTCCGAGGTATTGAAGCGACCGGCCCGAGGCATGATGAAATCGCTTAGCTCGCACCACTCAGGCAGCCAATTGCTGTCGCGCTCGCTCTTGAGACGCGCCAGCCGCTTATCGAGCTGGGAACGCAGGGAGTCGGCCAACTTACACCCCCAACAGCGTTTTCTGGCTGGTATTGGCATTGCCAAGCAGGCCAGACGAGCCGGTCAAGATGGTGCTGCCCTGGCCTGACTGAGCGAGACGGCGCTTGCGTTCAGCCTCGACTGCGGCCTGCACTGAGTCGCTGGAGGTCGTAGGCGCTGCGGGGTTCGCGGTTGAGCCAGAGCCTGACGCGGCCTCTGCTGCTGCCTTCTCGCGCTCGGCCTTGTTAAACATGCCCGTTTGTTCGCCAAACATGTTCGGCAGGCCCAGCCCCTCCAGCACAACATCGCCCCCTCGCAGCGGATCGAGCTTTGCCACTTTGTTAACGAGCTTCTTCAAGCTGCTGCCACACATATTCATTACTCCGCGTAGGGGTCGTATTCAAATTCAAGACCGTTGTTGTTGGCTCCTGCCCCGTTGTAGCTGCTGTACTGGCTTTTCATCACCGGCATGGCATAGGTCAGTGCAAGGGCGTCACCGTCATCAGGGGAAATACCCAGGCGCTTTTTGATGGCGTCCTTCTTTTCCAGTGCAATCTGGTCGCTGCCGTTGTGCGTGTACTGCGGCGAGGTCAGTTCGGCCTCCAATTCCGCCGACAGATCGATAGCAAGGCCTGCCCGCAGCCCCTCGCGCATCTGCCACCACATGTAGGTGCGCATGTTGGCGTAATGCCGGTCAGGCGCTGCACTGGCAAAGTTAACGTCGATGATCACGACGCCCGGCATCAGTCGCCGCAACTGGTTGGCCACAGGCCCACCAACACCGGTTGAATCCACGAACACTGCGTCAGGACGTTGCTCCTGCA